ATAATTTCTTGATACCGCCAGCACCTTGTCGGCAGTCAAGTGTGATTCCTTCAATTATTGTACAAGGCATATTTTATAGTATTTTAAAAGGGGCTTGCGCCCCTTAGTTAATTAATTAAGCGTTTGTATATTGTACTACGTGGTCGATGAATTTTACTGCACAACCTGCTCTAAAACTACCGAAAACCTTATATACTCGGTCATCCTGAGAGAACCAACTTTCTATGGTATCAGTATCAGATTGTAGGTCTGTTCCATAAACTAAGTTACTTGCATAAGTAGCAATGATACGATTTCTTACTGCACTTGGAACAGAACCCGTATCGACTGCCGCATCACTAAGGCCTGGTACACCAATAACTTTCATGTTAGTACCTGGATACATTAATTCCCAATTGTTCCATACGTTATCAGTAGTGTACTGAGAACCATAAATACCATAAGTTGAAGTAATCTTTGCAGCTAATGTTCTGAAAGTATCTAATCCACAAAAAGCAACAACTGGCTCATTTACTAATGCAGCAGCTGGAACTTTTGAATAAACATCATCAAATATAGTTAATACGTTTGTTGAGTTTAAAGTTGAAGGTGTTGCAGCAACTGCAGTACCTGCTGTGTCAATAGTTGCTAACCAGCCATTCATTTGTTTTAATACTGTTGAATTGCCATAAGTCGTTTTGCCGGCCCAAATCATATTTTCAACATTACGTGCTACTTGTGCAATTTTTCTGTCGATAATTTGTTGTGCAATTGACATTGAATCTACATTCGATCCTGCTGGTAAATACTTTTGTGTAAAGTATACATTCAAATCATTCAAACAGAATTGCTCTGAAAACTGAATGCCTACAGTTGCGATTTCAATTTGATTGATTGTTGTAGTACCCGAAGAGGTAAAAGAACAAGCTAATGATTGAAATGGTACAGTTGATTCTAATACAGGAATCTTTGCAGAAGATTTGATACCTGTTCTGATATCTACTCCTAATCCTAATGTTTTTGCACCAAGGATTGCTTTGGTGATTTTGTTATTTAAATGCTAATTTTCTAAACTCTTCCAATGAAGTAGTTGTATTTGTTTTTTTAAAGTTTTCTTTTGCAGTTGATTTAGGTTCTACACTTGGAGCGCCTGCAACCTTTTCAATTAAAGCAAATAGTTTTCTGTTTAAATCGTTTTGAGTGTTGATAGTAGCTTGTGCTTGCTCCATTGCTTGATTAGCTAAACCTAATGCTGATTCAATTTTTGAAAGTCTTTCATTTAACTCAGCAAACTTTGCTTCAAACTCTTCTTTATTATTTGCCATTTCTTGTGGCATCTCTTCTTCTACTTCTTCCATGTATGGCTCCATTCCTTTTACCACTCCATTCTCAACGTAGATTTTCATCATTGCTTCACCTACCATGATAACCATTTCAGTTACTTCTGCCGGTACATCCATAACACCATCGGGTGTTATAACTTGCAACTTTGAACCTACTGCGATTTCTTCAGTATCTGTTCTTACTATTGAACCATCCTTTGCTTTGTAGTCAGCAAATTTTTGATTTAATATTTCATCTTTGAAAATATCTTTGAATAAATCTTTCATATCCGAAAACACTTCTTTAAAACTTTGTTTTTTATTTTCCATTGCTTTGCTTTTTAATAAGTACCTATTATTAAATATTTTTTATTTTTTGTCTTAATGATTGTATTCTATCCGCAATCTTTTCTATTTCAGTCATTGGCTTTTCAGTTACTTTTCGATGTGCAAATGCACCCTCAACACTAAATCCTTTAAACACTCCTGTACGAATAAAGTCATTCCAAACTTCGTTATTATCTACTTTAAAAGTTCCAAACCATGAACCCTCTGTAAGTGTTGGATAACCCTCTGGTGTTTTGATGCCTCGTGTTTTATCAATGATAAAAGACTCAACCATGTAAACTCCGTTCACTTGCCTTTCAGGATCATGCATCATGTTTACATTATGGCTGTAACCTTTTTTGAAAAATCTTTGTGCTATCTTTTCAATCTGATCTTTATCAAATACTACATAGTACTCACCACTTTCATCGGCACGATAAATTGGCAAATCCGATATCATAAGTGGACCAGATATTAAACGCCTTTCATGATTTGCAAAGAATTTGAATTGTGCATTCATTCCTTTGTTTTCCCATTTGCTATAACAAATAGCAGTCGCTTGTTCCTGGTCTATTCCATTACCAACCTCAACACCTATGCAACGTGAAATAAATTCGTCTTTACTTTCACCTGCTTTTGGCTCTACTATTAATTCATGTTCTTTAAAAGCAAACCATGTTTTTTCTATGGCAGGACTATCTACCAAAGCTATGTAGTCTACTCCTAACTCATCACTATCATCTATTACTAATTTATAAATCGGTAAATTTTCCATTATTATATTTTTGATTGGTTACTTAATTTATTAACTCTTTCTGTTACTGCTCTACTTTCTGATTCCACAACATAGGCTTTCATTGGTTGCATTTCTCTATTTCCTTGCCCTGCTACTGTGCCATCTGGGTTAAGTTGTGTAACTGTATTCTGTGCAGTTAATCCTGGCGCACCACCGCCACCACCTTGACTAAATGCGCCTAAGTTACTTTCACCACTTGGTGCCGAACCTGTTGAACCTGCTTCAAATTTAGTTTGTTCTATTTTAATTACATTGGCAATACCAGTAGCTAATGCTAATCCAGCTTCTACAAATTGAATACCAGTTGCTAACTTTGCAGGGTTACCACCAGCAGTTAATGCAGCATTAACCGCCATAAAAGTATTAATGGTTGCTTGTGCTATTCCTAATGCTTTATTTAGTTTAAACCTTTTACGTGCTGATGCTTCATCTTTTTTATCGAATGCATCATTAATTTGCATTAATACACCTAATCCATCAGATAAATCTATTTGGCTTTGTAATCTTTCAAGTTGTATTTTTCGCTCTTCGTCTAAAACTGCTCTTTGTGCTTTTATTCTTTCTATATCATTCTTTATAGTATCGGCTGCAAACTTTTTATTTGCAACTTCTAATTCTGCAGTCGCTTCTGTTTGTGATTTTAGCATATCGTTATATTCACGATTTAATGCTAAATCATTAGCTTTTTGTTCAGACCTTAATCCCTCAATAGTTGCTAAAACTCCCTCTTTTTCTGCAAGTGCTTGTGTTAACCTTACTTGATTGTCAACTGTTTTATTATTTTGATATGCTAATTGAGCTGCATAAACATTAGTGTTAGCTAACTTTAACATGGCTTTTTCTTGCTCGTCCAAAACCTTTTTTAAGTCATTATTAGCTTTTATCCTATCTGTTATGGTATTACGTTCTTCATCTCTTATTTGTCTTAATTGTTCTGCCTCTCTATCCTTTTGCTCTTTAACTCGTGCTGCTTGTGCGGCTGCTATCTTTGCTCTATTTTCAGCTTCAACCATTGCAGCGTTTTGATCCCATACTTTTTTGGTATAGTCAGCAATAGCATCTGCTGCATCACCTATTGCCTTTGTTGTTCTATCAACTGTATTATTAACTCCTGTAATAATATCAATAGATTCCTTTCCTGCTTTCTTTACTGATTCCCACGCTCCTGAAAAATCACCTGTAAATAATTTGCTTAATGCTTCACCTAAATACCCGAACGTGTCGAGTAAAGAATTAAACCTTTCAATTAAATTTTCCTTTATTAAATCCCCTAACTTTTTAATTGATTCAATTGGATTCTCAAATACTTGCTTAAAAAAGTCTACTACCTTACCAAAATTCTCAATTACAAAAGTTACAAAATCTCTTACTATTGTTGCTAATGTTCCAAATAAAGTATTGAAAAAATCCATACTTTTTTGGTTTTGTCCTATCGCCTCTCTAATTACATCAAAAGCCTTTGCTAATAATGTAACAATACCTAATGATTTAACTAAGTTACCAGCAAATTGTGCAAATGATGTACTTGCTTTTTTAGTACTTTCTGCTGATTTTACAGCAAGGTTTTCAGCTTCTTGTTGTACTTGTTTTAAATTTTTTACAGCACCAGTTGAATCAACATCTATTTCTAATGTTACCTTTTTAGCCATTGCCTTTTAACTTTTTTATTATCTTTTCATTTAATTGATTTTCATTAAATAGTTTTGCCAACACTTG